AGGCTATGGTGGAATTCTCCAGATTACTGCTCGTACTGTCGTTTAAACATATAAGGATAAGAACATGACACCTGCTGATTGGGCTGGCTTAGCCGTAGCCATATTAACTTTAGTTGCTGGACTTGCTGGCGCTGTGCGCTGGATGGTCAAGCATTACCTATATGAATTAAGACCCAATGGTGGTTCTAGCCTTAAAGATAAAGTTAATTTACTAGAAGATAAAGTTGACCTATTAACTGATTTAGTCAAAGAACTATTGAGGAAATGAGCGATGACCAAACCCAAAGTTGCAAAGTCTGCCAGCCCTGCTGCATTGTCCATGCTACGCCAGGCGACTGCTCTTGCCCCCCTACGCAAGAAAGCATCAGACGGTTTACTCCCTTCCACTGCACATTTGGCACTAAGTCCTAACTCAGACCACAACACAGGTCTTGCGGTAGATTTAACCCATGACCCAAAGAACGGTATTGACTGTTCAGATATTTTTCAACGCCTCAAAGAAGATAACAGAGTTAGTTATCTCATATTCAATAGTAAGATTTGGTCACGCCAACATGCAAAGCAAGGTGACCGAAAGTATACGGGTCAAAATCCGCATACAAAACACCTCCATGTTTCTATCAGACCTGAGTACGCTGGCGATACCAGCCCTTGGTTTTGGTGGAAGAATCAACCAAGCCTAGCCAAGCAAATAGTGGCAGAAGCCATCGGTTCAGCACCTAAGAAAAAGCCTGCCAAGGCTGAAGTATTGGTATGTACTTGTTGCAAGGTACATGGTTTGGCAAACAAGAAAGGTAAATAAATGCTGGAACAACTAAAGCAAGTATCGCTAACCTGGTTCCGTGCTGCAGCATCTGCTGCAATCGCACTCTACCTCGCTGGTGAAACAGACATTAAAACACTAGGAGTGGCTGCCCTTGCGGGTTTCCTTGGTCCTGTGTTGAAGTGGTTGGACCCATCGGCTGCCGAATTCGGTAGAGTAAAATAACTTAATACTGTTTAAACAAAAGAACCCCCGCCGTCAAGAAATTTCTTGATGAGCGGGGGCTTTTTTGTTTTTGTCTGATAAGGAGTAGTACCACTACAACACTTCCCCAAGTGCTATAGCGTTTCAACATTATCAAGCGGAGTTGGGGCTGTCAATTCAGCGCCACATAAAGCACACTCTGCTTCAGTAAACCACATTGCAATCTCGCCATCCTCAAACATGCACGCGACTTTAAAAAGTTGAGAACCGCAAGGACATACATGAGTGGGAATACCACGATAACTGTGCTTTAATTGGCTTTGCTTCCGCTTACGCTTCAGCAAACTCATACACTTAGCCCGTTCTGCACGAACAGGAGTATACTGATTTTTTAATTACAACCTTGTAGTTCTCTCGGCGTGTCGCCGAATAGAGGAGTGAGGTACATATACACTCGCCCCTGCAAAGGAGAAATATGACACTTGAAGAAAAGACTGGGAAAGGCTATATCTCCCACAGTGCCATGAGTTCATGGCTTAATTGTGGCTGGGCATATTACCTTACCCGCATACAGAAAGTCGCTGAGAACCCATCCTACTGGCTTGTAGGTGGCAAATCTCTACACGAAGCGACAGAGATATACGACACAAATCCCGATAACTTTGACCCTACTGCAGTATTTACTGCACGATGGGAGGAGAACTATCGTCTTGCTGACAACGGCATGCCGTTCCGTGCTGGTGGCAGGGCTACTAAGGCGTATCCCAACAAAGAGGATGCATCATGGTGGTTGGAAAATGGACCCAAGATGGTGGATTTTTGGATTCAGTTCCGACAAGATAGTGGATACCAGCCATATCAATTATCAGGTGGTGAGTTCGCCATTGAAACTGAACTTAATGTAGAAATCGGTGGTGTATTAATGAAAGGATTTTTGGACCGACTTATGGTTTCACCTGCTGGTGAACTAATTGTTGTGGACATAAAGACTTCTAGTAAACCACCCGTTACCTATACACAACTAGGCACATACGCGATTATGTGCGAGAAGGCTATGGGTATTCGCCCTGTTAAGGGTGCTTACTTCATGGCTCGTACTGGTGAGTTAACTGAACCAGTAGACTTAACACACTACACTGAAAAGCGTTTAGCCTCACAGGTTAAAGGCTTTAAGATTGCTGTTGACAACAACATATTCATACCGCAACCAGGATTTATGTGCGGTACATGTTCTGTTAATCATGCTTGCTATGCAGTAAATGGTTCCGAATCACATAAATACCCCGAACTAGGAGATACAGATGAGTGAGAACACACCAATCCAAATCAACTTCAAGACCAAGAAAGATGGCATGTTGATTAACCTTCGTGCTCAAGATGGTGCTGAACTTGATTTATTGCTTGACCAACTTACACAGCGCATTGCTGCGTTAGTTGACCTTGAGAAAACTGTTGAAGGTATGGCAGTTGTCAAGGATGCTTTCCCAAATTCAGTACCAATACAAGGTACCACTGCGGTACCACGCCCAACTCAAGCAGCACCTGCAACAGGAGCGCCTGATTGTTCTTGTGGTAGTGGACCTATGCGCTTTGTACCAGCAGGTATTGCTAAGGCAACAGGTCGCCCATATAAGGCGTTCTACGCTTGCCCTAAACCACAGGGACAGGCTTGCCAAAACAAAGTAACCGTATAGTTCATGCGCCTCTTATCTCGCGCTATTCGTACTGCATCAGCAGGGGGTGCAACACTGCCAACAGTGTGGCGCTCTCTGCTTGAGCAGCAAATAGCGTTTAGACGGGGCGAGGTGAGCATGATTGCTGGTCCTCCAGGGGCTGGTAAATCAACACTTGCTCTGTCACTTGCAGTGCATGTGCAAGTACCAACACTTTACATCTCGGCAGATACACACTCTCATACTATGAGTTTGCGTTTGCTTGCGATGTTAACTGGTAGGTCACAAGCAGAAGTTGAACCAATGATGGAAGCAGATAGGGAGTGGGCAGCACAAATGCTCAAGCCTGCTGACCACATCATGTGGGAGTTTGATTCAGCACCTACGCTTAAAGATATTGAGGATGCAATCCTTGCATCTCGTGAGCGACTTGGTAAAGATGTTGAACTTATCGTGCTTGATAACGCTGTAGATGTAACCCTTGATGGACAAGATGAGTGGGGCGGATTACGCACTCTCATGCGTGAACTCAAGTGGTGGGCTAGAGATACTGGCGCTGCTGTTGTTGTTTGCCACCATACAAGTGAAGGCGTTAATGGCAATCCTTGCCCACCACGCTCTGCACTGCATGGAAAAATTGCTCAGACTCCATCATTAATACTTACAGTTCATGGACAACTTGCATCAATGGGTGTCTGTGCTGTGAAGAACCGATATGGACCAGCCGATGCCAATGGCGCAACACCAGTATGGCTTGCTTATGACCCTGCAAGTATGCAGATTAAAGATTTAGTTGCACCGTAATGAAAGGAAATAAATGACAAAAGATACTAACTGGGAACTACGAGTAGTTGAAAACATGGGCGAAGTAGTAGGCTCAGTGGACAGCGAGGATGTAGTCGTGCCTACTAAGACACTGATTACAGATATGAAAGCGCAGTTAATGTTTATACCTAAGAATTTTACTTGGACAGTGGGATGGAGAACTTATGTTTGGCAGGAGAAAGAAACAGGGCGGTTCAAAGAACTCACCCAAGAACAACATGAAACACTTTTCAGTGGAGGAACTGTCAGTTACACCGAAGATGGTGGAGGAGGCGATACTCCAAGCGAAACTACCCGAAGTGATAAAGGAAGCACTGATAAATGAACTCCCAAACTTTGTGGAATTTGTTGATGAAACGACAAATAAAATCTTCAACCCTTCCGCCATCTGGTTTGAGTCAATCCAGTTTGCTGACTATGTGGCGCAACTTGCTACTCATCTCGGGGAAGAACACGGAGGAGAGTGCCGAGAAGAAATCGCAGCAAAGTTAATTATTATGTCGGAGAACTTTAAAGAGTTAGCCGAACATGCAATGAAAATTTTAGACAATTCAGAAAAGAGTATGAAACATGGCGCATAGTAATAAAGAAATGCTTTCCATTATTTGGTGCGACAATGGCACCACTGATGGCAAGTTTACTGAGGGCTTGGTTTATACACTGATACATGCAGCATCCGTTGGTGTGCCAGTTAATAATGCTGTTCGTGTTCAAGGTAATCAGATTGCCCGACAAAGACAAGCAGCCATTGAGATGTGGCAGCAGGTCAATACCGATTGGGCGCTGTGGGTTGATTCAGATATTGTCTTAACCAAAGAGATGTTAAAGAGTCTATGGGATGCTGCTGACAAGGTAGCCCGACCTATAGTAAGTGGTGTTTATTTCATCTCTAAGCAGATGGAAGGCTCACTCATGCAGCCTATGCCTTGTGTCTTTAATGAAACTGGCAATGAGTATGAGATTAGTTATCTTCATCCTCTACCTAAGAATCAGATAGTAAAGGTTGATAATGCAGGCATGGGTTTAGTGCTGATGCATAAGAGCATACTCAAGAGTTTAAACGATAAGTTCCCTGACCAGTTTTGGTTTGGTGAGAACAACGAACGAGGAGAGAAATTTATCGGTGAAGATATTTCTTTCTTCCGAAAGGTAAAGGCTGCAGGTATACCTGTTCATGCCCATACTGGTGTACTTGCTAAACACATGAAACGATTTGCTTTTGATGAAGCCTATTACAACCTGTATTGGACAGCAGCAGCAGAAGCAGTAGAGAGGAGAGAACGCGATGCCAAGTCAGCAAGTAGCCAACAAGCGTAGAGGTGCTGCATGGGAAATAGACCTTGCTGATTTCTTTATGCAACAAGGTTTAAACGCACAGCGTTTACCTCGTGCTGGTCGTAATGACATTGGCGATGTGTTTGTTCCTGGAGTCAATGGTATCTATGTAGTGGAAGCCAAGGCTCCACGGCGGGATGGTCGCATTGATTTGAGTGGTTGGATTCGTGAGTCTGAGATTGAGGCAGAGAATTACCGTATTGCAAAGCGATTGACAGTTGCGCCTACACCATTGGTGATTATCAAGGCAAGCAACAAAGGGACAGGTGAAGCCTATGTCGTTCAGAAACTCAGTGATGTCCTCCCCAACCTCTAAACACAGCATAGTTAAAGTACTTGAGCATTACGGATTTGTAATTCCTCAGAATCGTGGAGGGTGGCAATCAATTCGTTGCGCTTTTCACAATGACCATGTGAAGTCGGCTCGTTTAAACATAGACAATGGTGGCTTCAGATGTTTTGCCTGCGACATGGCAGGAGATGTGTATTCATTAATCATGAAAAAAGAAGGAGTGGATTATGGCAAGGCTCTCAAAATCGCAGAGAGAATTACTGGCGAAAGCAACGGAGAACTACGCAACAAGCCTAGGAGAAGCGTTGCCTTACCTAATGAATCGCGGTATAACGGAGCAAACGGCGCGTATGTTCCGCCTCGGATTCGTGGCGAATCCTGAAGCAGGACATGAACCTTACCTCGGTAAGTTGGCTATCCCATACCTCACTCCATCGGGTGTGATTGATATTCGTTTCCGTAGTTTAAACAACGATAGCGGTCCGAAGTATCTATCAAGACCTGGAGCAAGCACACACATTTACAATGTTGATGCGCTTAGTAGTGATACAGATTTCCTTGTGATATGCGAGGGTGAATTAGACACCATCATCGCTACACAAGTTGGCTTCTCAGCAGTGGGATTGCCTGGGGCTAACAACTGGAAACCATTTTACTCTCGTGTTCTTGCAGACTGGGAAAAGATTATGTTGTTTTGTGATGGTGATAACGCAGGTAAAGAGATGGCAAAGACCCTCTCAAGAGAATTGGACAATGTATTCCCCGTGTTCATGCCTGATAACTGCGATGTTAACGATGTGTTCCTTACCGAAGGAGCAGAGGGACTACGAAAGCGAGTGGGTGTTTAAACAAGTGATTGTTAAACTGAGTCAAGAAGAAGTGCGGGTGTGTACCACACTGGCAGTAGAGCGTTGGCTCACCAAGTTTGGTTCCATTGATAGACCTAACTATGCAGCAGGTAAGAAGTTTGGAAAGTTAGAGCCTGAGATTCTTGCGAATATCAGAGCCAATGTTGCTGAGTGGGCAGTGGCTAGAGAGTACAACTTGTCATGGTCAGTGCCTTGGTATCCTAATGAATTGCACTCTAGGCGCAAGAACATACCCGATGTGGGTGAGTTTGAAGTTAGAACTGTAAGGACTCAAAGTGCAATTCCTTTTTGGAAGAAGGATGTAGGTAGAACAATCTTCGGCGTTAAGATTTTAGATGAGGAGTATTATTCCATAGTTGAAATCTTTGGTTCATTTAAGGCTGATGATTTTATGATAGATGAATACTCCGATGCCTCAATAGATGGCTGGCGCGTACCTATTGAATTGATTACAGGTGGCATTGATGGATAGCCAAGACAAAGTTTGGGAAACTATTTATGGTGTGGCTAGGCAGGTGGCAACCCGTGCTAATCGCATACACCGTGGACTTGTAACTGCTGATGATTTATACCAGCACCTTTCATTGTGGGCATTAGAACACTGGCACAAGATAGAACAATGGAGTGCAGAGGAAAGTCTAAAGTTTAAACTGCGTAAGACTTTCTATAATGAAGCACAGAAGTATGTAGCCAAAGAGCGCTCGCATCTATCTCGCGCACCAATCAATGATAGTTTTTACTACACACATGAGGTGTTGCATGAACTATTGCGTGATGTATGGACACACCAAGGCTGGACAGATACTCCTGATATGAGCAATGAGTACATAAGTCGTAGCACTAAGCCATCCGAAGGTGGCAATCGCATTGCACTTTTGTCAGATATTGCTGCAGGCTTGGACCGTTTAAACAAGACAGACAAAGACTTACTTCGTATGCGCTATGCCAATGGCGGTATGGAGTTTGGTGCTCTTGGTGAAACTTATGGAACTACTGAGGAAGCCATGCGTAAGCGTGTTAAACGGGCATTGAATAAGTTGCAAGACAGATTAGGTGGAGAGGCACCAGTGTGGCGTGGGCGCAGGCGCGTTCGCTCCAATGCTGAATCAAGAGCGATGATTAGAAATCAGGAGGAGCAAGAGTGATTTACCTTTGGTATTGGTATAACCGTTTGAAGTGTTTGTTTGGCTTTCACTTTTGGGTTGGCACACTAGCAGGCGATAATTTTGACGACCCAGTTGATTACTATTGGTGTATGAACTGTCATAAAGAGCAGAAGGAAAGTCCATACAAGGAGGATAAATGATTATCGGATTGAGCGGATACGCTCGCAGTGGTAAGGATACAGTTGCAGAACTACTGGTACTTAACTATGGGTTTAAACGCATGGCGTTTGCTGATGGTATTCGTGAAGCATTACTTGCATTGAACCCTATTCTTCATGATGGTATGCGTTTAAACGAGGTAATACAAATGTATGGTTGGGATGTTGCCAAGTCTAAAGATGAGGTGCGCCGTTTGCTTCAAGTTATGGGTACCGAAGTTGGTCGCAAGTTAATTCATGAAGATGTTTGGGTGTGGCGTTTGTTGAATCAGGTTGCCACTGGTGAGCGCATTGTTATACCCGATGTTCGCTTCCCTAACGAAGCACGCATGATTGAGAATCAAGATGGGGAAGTGTGGCGTATAAACAGACACAACCATGGCGCAGTCAATGACCATATCAGTGAACGCGCTTTGGATAACCACATGTTTAAACGAGTCCTCTATAACGATGGAACTCTTGATGATTTATCTGATGAAGTATTCATGCTAATGCACAATGTGTTTAAACTATGAGCGACCCACAGATAGATAAGTTTGTTAGCAAGATTGAAGATGCAAAGATACCTGAGAAAGATGAGTGGTGTAAAGGTTTAAACGCTGGACTTGATTGGGCTATTCGTATTATTACTGGCGATAAATCTGCTTCATAAATAAACAAGCACCGCCTTCGGGACTGGTACCTAAGCGGTGCTTGCTGTTCTAGTTTAACTTAATTTCCTCTGTCTTTCAACTGCGGGTCAATCAATGCCCAACCTCTCCTTCTGCGTTCTTTTTCACGCATCACTGGGGTCATGCCACCCCATATACCGTAGCGTTCGTGGGCTAATCCCCACTCGGCACATGCCTCAATGACTGGACAACCACCACAGATTCGCTCTCGTATGTAGCGCTCCTGTTCAGGGGTAAACTTATCCGTTAGGGGATAAAAGTTTTCCGTTGGCACGCCAGCACACTTGGCATCTTTAAAGTTGTTTGGATTGTACACAAGTGTGTAGTACCTACGCCCACGCGTTTCTACTGCGTTGCGTATCTTATGAAATTTTGGTCGTATTTGAATAACCTGTCGCATTTAGATACTCCATAACTGAGGCAACCAGTATGTCAACGCGTACTGGTCTAGTGATAATTGGGTCAGTGGCTATCTCTGCGTTGAAGGTAAGCCCACTGAGTATGAGATGCTTTTGTAATCCTTGTAATAGTTCTTGGTATTCTTGCATTAGTACCAACCCCTTGAGATGTTGCTACCTAGCGCCTTGCAGATATTTCCGCCATACTTACGCTGGATATATGCAAGTCCTGCCTCCACTTGAACGAAGCCATTGTCGGTGCGTTTAAACCCTACAAGTTTCCATGTTGATGGCATGAACTGGGCAATTCCGTATGCTCCACTCTCACGATTTAATGCTCGTGGATTCCAGTTTGATTCTCGCATCCATAGTGTGTAAAGACATGACCATTGCTCCAGTTTGCCCATCTGTGTGAGCATGTCTACTGCGTAGCGTTGGTATTCGTTCTCATAGAAAGCAATCACCGTGCCTGCCACTCCATCACTGGCTGGTGTGATAGGCACATGTGATTTGTCAAAGAACCTGTCGTCTATTGCCACACTTGCGGTAACAATGAGGAAGATGGCGACCAATCGTTTAAACATTATGCGACCAATTCTTCCTTGGCGCTGATGTTTTGTATCAGGGTCAGTAGGTAATCAGGGATGTCGGTATCGTAGCCTTCATCATCTGATTTGCCAACGATTACTATGTTGCCTACCAAGTGAGGCGTGTTGCCAAAGAGAAACGAAATAGCACTGCCTAGTGGATTCATGGCAGAGCCCTTAAGCAATCCCTCATCATCCACATAAGCGCATCCCACTTGTCTGCCATTGTAATCGTATAAACGAACCGCATCAATAACTCCTTGTACGGCTGTTTGATAATCGGAAAGTTGTTTAAACAATCTTTCCTCATGTGTTCCATCGGGGCGTATCACTACACCTTTGGCTTGCTTGTGTTCGCTCATACTTTCACCTTCTCCTTATGTTCGTCTTTGATGTGGCGTATTAGACTTTGATAAGCCATACCATTTCGCAGTTGCCACTCTTTACTGCATACTGGACAGATGATTAACCTCATGAGTTTAAACCTTCCATCATTTGATTAAGTTCTGCATAGGATAATTTACTGCTGAGCCATTTGCAACCATCTTTGGTCTGCGAGTTTTCAAGTCCAGCAATTCTTACCCAATCACGATAAGGCTTTACACCTCGGTATGCCTTCATGAAAATTGTGGCTGATAGATACAGTGGATAATCATTGTTAATCCATAGCGCACAGTTCCATGTTTCGTAGTTTTTCCAACCCTCATAAGTGCCTTGCTTAGTGCCTTGTTTGGTAGGCATTTTTTTCCTCCAGTCTTTGTAGTTGTTCCTTTAGTTTTGCGATGCGTTGTTCCTTGGTCGGGTTATTGTCCAGCCCTAACTTGGCACACTCATCACGATATAGTTCTTGGTATTGCTTGCGGTGCAAGTCTACCAATCTGCGTATGGCTTTTGTTTGAGCAGTTGCGTGTGTTATTTTTTTTGGTGATTCACTCATTAGAACGGTCTTTCTACTGAGTTCTCAAGTTTCTTAGTGAGTTCTAAGTTACGCTTGCGTAGGTATATGTTGTATTTGTTTAAACGAGCGTTGTCTTTAATGGCTAAAGCCAGCACGATTAATGCACTGGTAAGTGCAATGATGATGCCGATGATTTCTCCAGTCGCTAAATACATTTGTCTATCCTTTCTTGTTGGCTATTAGTTGTTTGTATTTTTGAAACCCTGACTCATTGAGAAGTAACCCCGCCTCTGTGAGTAGATGGTTGTAGATAAGTTCAAAGTCCTCGCGGTAGAGTTCCCTGACTATGCGCGTTGCTTTTTGATGGCAATGCGTGCGCTTTGCTTGTATCTTTTGTGCTTCTGTCATTTGTTTTGTCATGGCATAAGTTTCTCATACTCGTTATCTTAAAGTCAACAATGTTAAGCAGAAAGAATAAAAATAATTTTCGTGTTGTTTAAACAATTTAATATTTGAAGATAAGGTCTGGCGGCGTGTCGTTTAAACACATAACAATAAGTTCCAGACCTTCGGCGGCGGTGGTGGTGGGTACGGCGGTGGCGGCGGCAAATACTTGTGTTGTTTAAACACGGTGAGCATTATGTACTTCAGTACATACATTAAAAAACCCCCGCCGAAGC